CATTTTCGGCCATAATGGCATCTATGGCAGCTTTGGACAGCTTCACGCCATTTCCCAGATCCAGCCCCTCCAAAAACTCTCTTTTCATGTGCTTCCTTTCTCCGCTACGCTTTTTTACGAGGTTGCGCCTCCGGCGGTATGCCCTTGATTACGCCCGGCATCCAGGCGAAAATAGGTATAACAAAAGCACGGTGCAAAAGCGCATCGTGCTTGGGTTATTGAATTGTGTTATGTCAGTCTTTTCTTGGCATCTGCCACAGCCTTCGTGGCTTCCTCATAACCAAAGCCCTCCACATGGTCCCGGGAGGAGCTGCGCTTCAAGCCGGTCTGATTCAAGAACTCTTCCTGCCGTTCCTGCCACTGTTTGAGCTTGGCGGCGCTCTGGGCGGTGTCCTGCCCCGCTGCTTTCATGGCCAGGTATTCCCGCTTCCATCGGCGAATCTTCCGCTCGTGGTATCGCTGGATCTGCCGGGCCTCGTATTCAGTCATCTTTTTCCCGTTGTATTCATATCGTGGTTCATTGAGCTTTTCCAGCGCTTCATCCGTCCACGTCCGGGGCATCCCTTCAAAATAGGGGCCAAAGCTGTGGCGGCAATTCCAGCCTCCAAGCCCCTCCCCGGTGCCATAGCCGGTGCTCTCCACAAAATCGGGATAATCTCGCTCTTCCTTGTCCATACCGCCTCCTCACAAGACATAACAAAAGCACGATGCAAGACTGCACCGTGCTTGATTATTGAATTGTGTTAAATACCGAAAAGCCGCCATACGATGTACAGCGGCTTTTGCGACTGGAATAGAGAAACCTTGGCAGGCGTGCCATACCCCTGCATCTCTTTTGCCCATTGCCGAAGCATGTGGCGTGTGGCGACACGAAATTTCCACCTCAAAGTCCCTCTATTCAATTTCTACGCTGATTATACCACTTTTATTCACGGCAGTATTTTTGTATATCATTTTCCCATTCCGAAAACAGCTTACACATCTTCTTCATCCAATTTCACAAACCAAGATATCGGGTATAAGAACCAGTCCTCTGAACGGTCTTTCACCGCATACATATCCCGCATAACTTTACTTTCTTCTGCATCATAAATTTCACCCACTCGAATGTCGGCTCGATCCACACCAATATACCGAACCTTAAACGACACCACAGCCTCACTCCCATCGTTTAATCTTCATTTCGACCTTCCCAACGCTTGGCTCTTGATACCAGTGTAGTTCCACCTCGTGTGTTTCCCCATAGGAATCCACAACAGAGCCAAAGCCTTTTTCTTTCGTCCATTCTAGCGCATCCCCGCCATATTTGTCAACAAGCCAATCTATACAGTCAATTTGACGGTCACGACCTTTCCCCGCCATGACATGGTTTTTAGGCTGTGTAATATACGTATCCTCGGCCAAATGGACATAATAACCTGACTGCGGGTCATAGATATCATAGTTTTTCGCCTTAGCACCAAGGGATTTTCCTATGTACTGTCGATTTTCCTGGGAAGATGAAACGTTTTCCTCTTCCCGCTCGGCTTGGCTGTGCTTGCTGCGGTTCAGCCGATAGACCTTCCCCTGCCATTCTGCATGATTGGCAACACCCTCGCCGGTTCTGGCCCCTGCATGGGCGCTCACCTCCACCAAGTCACAATCAAACTCTTCGATCAGCGCCATGGACATCTCACAGCAGGTCTTATTCACCCCGGTGAGCACCGCCCGGCGGACCGCCACCTCCAGAGTGTCCTCATGGCCGCTTGGATAACGGACGCTCTTCACTCCCTGGGCACACAGCTCCTTAATGGCGCTGTTGATGGCCGCATCAGAGGAGAAGGCACCGGAGGTAACCTTCATCCAAGCCTTGTCCAGCGCCCGCTCGAATTGTTGTGTGGCCGTTCTGGCCGTGGTCTGGGTAAGGTTTTTCATGGTCTGGGCCGTGGCTTTATACCCCGCCGTCAGAATTTCCCGCAGCGCTGCGCTGTCCTCAAAGGTGGGAACGACTTTCCCGGCGGCTTCATAGGTGATTATGTCCGTTTTCAAATTGTCCTTGGCCGCCTGCTCCATGAGCTTTTTCAGCTCCGGCACAGAGCGCTTGGTGGCCTTGGCGAGTATATTCAAAATTTCGGATTGGGTGCGCCCAGCTTCCAGGAGCTTTTGATTTTGCCAGTCGGCGGCCGGGATCCAATAGTCATACTGATTGATACGCCGTGCCATGTCAGCCAGAATATCCCGCTCTGCCTGGGCGTACAGCTCCACGATCTCGTCGGGCATATCCTCCAGATATTCCGGTGGTAACATCGCTTACAGCCCCTGGAACTGGATTTCCGGCTCCCGCTCCGGCATATATTTCAGCGCTTCTTCCTCGCTCACGCCAAAATACCAGCTGATTACCTTTTCCGGGCGCAGATATCCACGGTCGGCCATGTCCATCCGGCGGGCATATTCCTTGTCCGTGTCCTGGAGAACACCGTCTCCCCAGGTGAAATTGGCCTCATACGTTCCCCGAGGGGCGAAGCCATAGAGACTGGCGTAGAAGTCCATCGCCCACAGAAGATCCTGCAAAGCCGCTTCCAGCGCCGTTTGGATATTGCTCACCATAGAATAGGAGCGTGCCTTGCTGCTGCGTATCTCTTCGGCGGTCTTGTCCACGTTCTGCGGGTCGGACAAGGTGCCATAGGCCAGATTGCAATTAAATTCCACACGCTTCAAAATCTTGTCCAGGCCGTTGAACAAGGACACGTCCCGGATGGTCGGGCTGAACACCTCGTACAAATCGCCGCTGGTGCCCTTGTCTACGTCCACCTTGCGGAACAGCCGCTTGCATCGCTGGGGCATACGAACACGCCCCTGGGCATCTTCTCTCAGCACATCCACACTGGCATCAATGGCAAGTTCGCTTCCCTCATATTCCCAGAGGATGCGGCTGTATTGGGCATCGGCCTCCCGAATGAGTTTTACCGCCCGGCTGTATACCGAAACGCCCACCGGGGATTGCGGGTCAATGTTGTTGGCCATAGGCATACGAAAATAGGCAAAGAGCATCTTTTCCGGCACGGTGCCATCTTTATAGCGCAAGGTAATCTCCGGCTCCAGGTCCGTCCACTCGTCCACCGCCGCCAGCTCACAGGCTGTGCCCAACACATCTTTGCTGGCAGACATATAGGCCACATTCCGTATTGTGTAGCCATTATCCGTCAGCTGGTGGTGCTCCAGGCGGGTGTAATAATACCGGCCTTTGGTGGCCTGCTCCACAAACACTGCCCCGGTTATCTCCCGGCGGCTGTTGTAGGCCGTGGGGACAAAGCGCCACGCCTCCACCGCATCCACCGCTATGTGATCTCCATCTCGATAGGGCTTGAACACCAAGCCACCGCCGGCACAGGCATATTCTACGTTGACCGTCAGATCGTCCAGGACTTTTTGATATTCCCCCTGGAGCCAGTCTGCCCGGGCACTCCCGCTCACCGTGCTTTCCATCTCCACGGTAGTCAATCGGGCCACTTCTCCCGCAATGGCCGCTGGCAAGCCCAGGCTTTTTGTCGTATTGTCCAGCCATGGGGCATTGTCCATGAACATCTTCCCCCACAGGTCGGCGGCCTCCTGCATCTCTTCGCTGACGGCCACATCTATGTGCAGGGCGGTTTTTACATCCCCGGTATGAAACATCTTTGCAAACACTCCCTTTATCCACGCTTTTATTTCATTCAGCATTACTTTCCTCTCCGCTTCCAGACCGATTCCATGGCATAGCGCACCGCATCAATGTGGTGGTTGTTGGCATCTGGGTAGCCGCTTAGAATCTCGCCGTCTTTTGTCCGCTCGTATTCATAGTCCGAAAACTCTTTTGCCGTGTCCGGGCATCGGTGCGGGTCTATCACGATTCTGGAAAGCGTTTGCAGCCACTTGTGGGAATAGTCCACGCTTCCCGGCCCCTTGACAGCGCTCCGGCAAAACAGGCCATAGTCTTTGTAATCGCCGACGCTTTTCGGCTCGGCATTATCGGCTGTGATGAGGTCGCTGCCGGTAATGCCATAATCCCGCAGCGCCTGGGCCGTTTCCCGGTTTCCCTTCTTGTAGTAGGTCAGCTCCCCGAAGATATACAGCGTGCGGCGGCCGGCATCATAGTGCATCTGGTTGAACGCCCAAGGGTCTGGGTAATAGCCCCAGTCCACGCCGTTATACAGGCGGTCAAAGCCCTGGATCTCATCCGGCGTGATGGTGCGAATGTCCAGATTTTCAAAGACATTTCCGCCGGTGCCGGTGGCATCGCCCAGGTAAATATGCCGGTATGCCCGCTCGTCCGTCTGTTTGACATACTCCGCTTCCCGAATAAACTGCGCTCCCAGCCATTCCGGCGGCGCTTCTAAGTAGGTACTTTTGTGGCACAGCCGGTCTGCACGCTGTATCCGGCTATCCTTGTTTGCCCAGTTGTCCCGGTTGATGGGCGGGTTGTAGCTTTCAAAATTCCAAAACACCTCCCCGCCACGCATGGTGGACTGGAGAATGTTCTGTATCTCTTTCCGGCCAGCAAACTGGTCTTTCTCCTCAAAGTGCGTCACGGCGATATAGCCGAATGGCACCTTGATGGATTTTATCTTCATGGGGTCATCGGCTCCACGGAACATGATTTTCTGACCGGTGGGCTTGTAGATCAGCTCCATGGGCGTTTTCCGTGCTTCCCAGTATGCGCTCATCCCCAGAGCGTTGATGGCCCACAGGTATTGGGCATACACACTGTCCCGGATGGTGTTGCCCACCTTGCGCAGCACCAGGGCGTGTGTCCCCGGCGTTTTCACCAAGATCAGCGGCACCAGCAGGGACACACAGGAGGATTTCAGCGAACCACGACCACCGGACAGGTCATAGTGGGTGTGGCCATGGCAAAACACATCCCTTGCCAGGTCATAAAAGGCGCTGCCCAGCACATCGGACAGCTTCACCTCAGACATCAATGACCACCTTCACCGGCTCTTTCAGAGTGGCCACCATCTTGTCCGACCACATCCCCAGGTGCTTACCCAGCATCTCCAAGGCGTTCAGCGCTCCCTTGGAATCAAAGGTGTATTCCCCCGATTCCACATAGGAGTGCTTTCGGGCATCCCACACCATCACCGGCACCTGGGTCATGCAGCGGCGATAGACGTTCACCAGCTCCATCACGACAAAATCAGCCGTCAGCGCCAGGCGTTTTGTCTGCTCCTCTTGCAGCTGGCTCACCCGCTCCAAAATTTCCGGTTTTCGGAGCAAGTCGCTGGCCTGGGAAGCGGCTGATTTTTCCTTATAGCCCGCTCGTATGGCCGCCTGGGTAGCGTTGTAGTCCACGATGTATTGCTGGCAAAACTGCTCTTGCCGGTTATTCTTCAAAGCCCCCACACGTCCACCTCCCATTGACTTATGCGTTTTTAATCTGTCGTGTGCGCTCGCACGAGAGACCTTTGCTTTTCTTCGGTTTTTGTGCCAAAAAGCCGCTGACCAGACCCGGCCAGCGGTTTCCCGTTTCATGTTTTGTTTTTTCTCCCCCCTGGCGGCAAAGAGCAGCCCCCGCCCCAGCTATACAAAATGCCCTTTGCTCCCACAAGCGACCTCGTCAGGAAGGATGGTGTCATGCACCCAATGGCTTTCGTCCCCACTTGGCACGCTATCACTATACACCGGATAGAAGGCTCTGTTAGACCAACTTATCTCCACAGCCCCCGATTTTTCGCCACCGTATACACAAATTCCCGGTTCCACCGGCGGACAGTGCTTTCGGACACATGAAGCACATCGGCAACGCCGTGGTAGTTGTGGCTTTGCTTCCAGTAACACAGGTCTACCATCTGCAAACGGGCTTTTCCATCGGGTAGACGGCGCATATCCTCCACGGTCTTGCGCACGGCCTCCACGTCTTCGTCTACCCCATGCCCCAGAGAACATAGCCCTAGTGTTTCGGTGGTTCGTCCCGCCTCGCTGCCCCGGGGCATGGCCTCATAGTTGGCCGTCAGCTTTTGGGATTGCAACTGGCGCAATTCCTGGCACCGTCTGGGGTATAAGCGTATCATCTTCTGGGCATAGTTCCACCACGGATATTTTGGTCTGCTCATTCTCCCTCACCCCTTTCGGAACTTCGGACATTCCAGCACACAGTAGGTTGGCACCGCTGCGGCCGTCGGCCCCATATAGTTGCGAAGAAACTGCGGCATAGCATCCCAGCCCGGAACCGG